GTGGAACGGCTTGCTAAAAAATCGACAGGCATTGAATCCTTCTTGCTGTAATTGCATTTGCGACAGCACGCAACGAGATTCTCGTCATGATCGGTTCCGCCGCGGGCAACGGGCACAACATGATCAACCGTGTCAGCTTCAAGCCCACACCAATGACAAACCCTTCCATCACGATTGAGAATGCGTTGCCTGATCTTCTTCCAATGTGTCGAATTGGCATCACGCTGAGATCGTATCGTCATCAATACCACCCGTGTCTTTTGTGATGCTTTAATGCACCATCGCATATCAAACCATCATAACGCTTTGTTATATATCTCAAAGTCAAATCAATTTGTTTTCTTGGGCTTTGCTTTCCATACCACTCAGATCGCATCTGTCCAAGCCCTGTGTGCGATCCATTGCGCACCCAATAACGCCAAGAGCTTTCACGATGTATCAATTCAACAAAGCATTCAAACTCATTCCAGCTTTTGATTTGATTGTGTGCATAAAGCTTCAAGTTCATTGAATCATTGATCCAATGAACTTGAGCTTGTGTCTGATAAGTAGTGCCCACAGCAAGAGCCGCCGTCAAGGCAAAGAGCTTCCCCAAACGCTTTGCCCGCCGCTGCGAGCTAACCCGCGTCGCGGCTCGCTGCGAGCGTGCAGAGCGTAATCGATTGTCAAGTGTCGTCAAGTCATCACGCTCATTCATCGGCGTGTTGCACAGGCTGTGCATCGTCTGTGGATAACTCTTTAGCGTTTTCTAACAATTCGACGCCAAAGACACTACAACCTGAGCATTGCACAAATAGTTTGTCAGGCGGCAGCCGCGTCGATAGATCATTGAATGACAGGTGCGGCTTGTATGCCTTACAGATTCGACACTTGACCCGATACAGCTTCGCCATATTTGCTCCTGTATAGATTTTCGATCGGTTGCAGATTGTTTTGTCCGACCCACCAAGTCGGCTGTTTGTGGTGACGGTATCGATCTTTTTTGGCAATGCTGACCGGAATCCAGCCTGCGATCCTGTATTTCGGGCATTTGCCTACGACTAACACAGCCACATCGCTGTTGCGATCCGATTCATAGATAATCAGCGATCCGCTGTCATATTGTGTCCATTTGACTTCGATGGCAGCTCCGACATCGGCTGTTTGCTTAAATTTGCTCATGGCAGGATCGAAGCCGATCATTCCGAAATACTTTGCCACAGCCATTTCGGCTCCAATGCTCTCGGTCATTTGTGCAACATACTCAGGAAAGTTCAAACCGCGGTCATAACGGCTTGAATGATCCGCAAATGCGCCAAGAGCCTTGATGCGCTGCAACGCGACTTCGCCAGCCCTGATTTGTGCAGGATAATCTAAGATCATTCTCATTTGCGTGCCTTTTCGGTTTCGCTCAACAAATGCTCAGGCACGGGCTCCCTCTCTGATTTTGGATCAAGATTCAACCCACGCTCCGACAAATAATCGGCATAATCTTCGGGCGATAGCCAATCATCGCCATCAGGCGTTTGCTTCCACCAAATAATCGGACATTGCTTAGACTTTAGCCGCTCAGGGCACGCCCACCCAAGGTAAGGGCGACCTGTTTTGGCAGCTGTGCCTGATTTCTTCAATCGATGCCCATGCTCGCATTTAGGCGGCTCCGACATGATCTTCGCTCCCAAAACCTGTTTAAGCTCGCTGATCGATTGTGCCGCTGTCTTCACATTCTGTGGCTGATAATGATCTGCGGGCTGTGTCTGCAAGCTCTCAGCCTTCTCCATGTCTTGACGCGTAGGTCGAGCACCCGACGGCGTAAGCGCGCCGATTGCTCGACCGTAGGCTGATGTCACCGCGTTTTCGACCCAGAAATCGCGATTCACACCATGCGTTGCCCGAAACTCGAACGCGTAATCGATAGCTGCGGGCAATTCGGCTGGATCATCGGTGCGGAACGCTTCGGCTCGCACAAGAATCCGACCATTCTCAAAATCAATGTGATCGATGTGAGCCTCTAACCTGCCCATTGGAAATTCAGCCCTAAAACGAGAAATGCGGGCATTAACATCTTCATAATTGCTTAGATCAAACGCCATCACTTCACCTGCCTTGTGACAGCTCTGCCCTTGTAAAAGCCTTGCGTGTAGCCGACTTCCTTGCCGTTGTTAAAACCTTTCGCGTAACCTACTAACAAAGCCACGAAAAGCCCTGCCAGCATAAAAACGACCGAAATCGTCGTGTTGAGAAATGTGCCAATAGCTTCCATTTTTGCTCCCGTTGCCACAGCTGCATTCGAGCTGCTAGCGGATCAAGAGTGACAGCATCAGGCGACATTTTCAAACATTCGGCGTGTTTTTCGGCGTGTCATCATCTTTTTTGCGTGACTTTAAGCCATTGCCAGCAAGCACGCCACCTAGTGATCCCGTGAGGAATATTGCAAGGGTTTTGAGTAGATCGATGAAGGCTGCGTCATTGGGAGCTTGTGCGCCGATTGGCTGTGTGACAAATATCAGGGCATAAACCGTGCCCACCGTAACGCAAAAGAATGTAAGCGCAAGCGTCGCACCGATCAAGAAAATCAGGCGGGCATGTATGTCCTCAGGGCTTAGTTTGCTCCGCTTCGATCTCTGATTGAGTAACTGATTGACCCAAAATGTCTGCCGTGCAAGTTCCCGTGACTTTGCATTCGGGTCTTTGACATTCACTTAGCTTCCAATTCTCGAAATCCTGACAAGGGTACCGTGTCCAACCATCATAACCGCAGGAAGCAAGGGCGATGGAAAGGACAACGCCCAAGCTCCCTGCTATCAGCTTATTTGCTGATCCCAAAGGCGGCATCGTTTGGATTCGCCCATCGCATGAGAACGGGCGCAAGTGCCGCGATGCCAGCCATCGACAGCTTCTTCGGGTCGGTTTCGCCCGTCGCCATATACACAGCGAGCGCGCCAGCTATGAAGCTACGCGACCAGCTCGCCGCTAGTGCCTTTGCCTTTACCATTTTTCTTCGCTTTCTTCGGCTTTGCAGGTGCAGCCGAATCGGGAGCATCGACGATTGGAAAATCGCCGTTATACGGTGCAAATCGCGGAATACCAAAACCGACAACAGGTGATCCCGTGCCGAATTTGCGTTCCTTAATCATCACCATTCCGCCGTTGCGCTGATCTCCCGTGCCTGATGTGTTGCCTTCAACGCAAACGACAGAATCTTTTTTCACATCGACGACAATGCCAATATGTGAAATCCGATCAATGCCGTCGTGTGGAAAATCCATAAAAGCCAGCCAACCCTTTTGCGGTATTTCGCTCCATCGATTTTGATCCTTGAATTTTTGCGCTCCCGCAGCTGTGCTGACGACTGATGGAATCTTCATGCCAGCTTTTGTGCAGCACCACATCACAAATGATCCGCACCACGGCAAACCATCTGACATCGTGCTTTTGCCGTATTTAGTCAAATTGACAGGTTCTTCGATATAACCTACTTCGCCCAATGCAATTTCAATTAGGCGTGCGGGCGTTTGATCTGGAAATGTCATTAATTCAACCCAAAATTGCTTCGATTTCTTGCGGCGTTAAACCTAACTTTTCATAAGCTGAAATCTTTGTGTTGCGTAAAGCTGCTTCGGCTTCTTCTTTGGCTTTTTTTGCCGCTGCAAATTCGGCAAATTCGGCTTTTCTTGCAACCAATTCTTCGTCGGTCATTTCTCGAACGACGTTTTGATTTGTAAGTGCGTCATATATTCCAATTTTCATTTATTTGCTCATTCCATAGACTGTAACTTCACCGTATAAATTGCCGCCGCCTGAACTTAGGAAACGCATTCCTGTCCAAGTTTGAGCTTCCTTTGTAGAACCGCCAAAAAATGATGCAGAACCGCCGCCCGTGCCGAATTCTTGAAAATACTGTCCATTTACAAAAAGACGCGAGCTCGTTCCGCCTTGAGTTGTGACATAAAAAAAGCCCGTTGTTGGACTCGCCTCAGCTCCAAGATTTGTCGCCAAGATAAATTGACCGCCGTTTTCGACTGATCCAAAATCACCCGTTATTGAATCAGGTCTGACAAAAAAGCCGCCAGCATAATAACCCGATGTCTTAGTTGTAGAAGAATAGCGAAAACGTAAATAAAGGTCCTCAGCTGTGCTGCCCGAAACGGAATGCATATAATTAACAACAACTAAATAATTGTTGTAAGTGCTCGAAAAAACGCTGTCAATGTCTTGTGATGCGACTGCGCTGATGCTTGTCGTGCTGATCTTTGTGAATGCACCTGCGACACTTGCCCATTTGACTTTGTATGGGCTCACCGTTGTATCAGCTGTCAAAACCTGTCCGGTCGTTCCAATTGGCAAATTATCAAATGTGCCTGATCCCGTTCCCACGATTATGTCACCTGATGCGGTGATTTCGGTTGCCATCGAATTTGTTATTGTCACCGCACCCGATGTGCCGCCGCCGCTGATTCCCGTTCCAGCTGTCACGGCTGTGATGTCGCCTTGATCGTTATTTATCCAAACATAATCGAGATCGGTGTTTGAATTTTTGGACAAAATTTGACCTGTTGTGCCGCCTTTAAGATCGACAAATGAAGAATCGATGCTATTGCCAAGCGTGCGCATGGCAGCTGCACCGTCTTTGACAAGATCGGTATCGTCGGGCGTTTCCCACCCGAAATTCGTTGTATTTGCCATTCCCGCTCCTTACGCGACGATCGTCGCCTGTTCCCAGATAAGTGTATTGGACAAAGTGTTCCAATATTCGGTAACAGGCACAGAATTCCATCTGAATGCCTGCAAGCTGAATGCCAGCGGCGAAACGGTCATCGTCAATTTGATGTCAGACACCGTCGCCTGAAATGTCCAGCCTTCGACAAATCCCTGAAATTCGCCGTTGTTCATATTGGCTGGCAGGTTTTGAAGATTGACAGGCATTCCCATAAATACGCCTAAAAGCGCGGCGCGATCGGTTTCATCAATCTCAGGATTGCCAATGGCAAAAGTGACGCTATCAAAAACGCTTTGCGGATATGCCCTGAGAGCCAAATAAAACTCAGCTTGACTTGTGGCGTCAGCTTGATTCTTCAAGGTTGTGCGAATCGTCTGTGCGAGCTCGCCATAAGTCGCGATTGATGCAGGCTCGCTATCGCTTACCTCAGAATTACCGCTTGCCGTATATTGAAGCGTAATGCTATTGCGCACATCGCCTGATCGTTTTTTAGTCGTAATATTGCCCGCCAATGCGTGTTTGGCATCAAGATCAACATAACCATTGACCGCGAAATATTGGCTTCGATGCGTGCTGTCAGCATAATTGATTAGCCCATTTGCGCTCTCGTATAGGTAGCCCAACCCTGATTTTGCTAAAGCTGCCACGATTGAATACACATCGGAATCGACCGAATTCTGACCGTCGAGCGTGTAATCGCCCGCATCAATTTCGCCTAAACCATTATTTTCAGCATCTTCCCACATCGTTGTTGCGTCATAACTGTTCCAAGTTTCGCCCGCGGGCACTAAATTCCAATTGGCAAACAAAATGCCTTCAAGCACATCGGTGATTTGCTGACCGTCTGTGCCTTGTTGAATGTTGCCGATAAACACGGCTTTTGGCAGGCGTGCCAATGCTCCAAGTGCGGTGATGCTGATTGTCTGCGTGATCCCGATGCCACCCGCAGCTGACACGCTGATGTTCATGTCTGTGATATTGCCACCGAATAAAACCACCCATGTGCCTGCGTCGTTTTTGACTTCGACGGTCACGCCGTCATTGACATCAAAATTGATATTGCTGACATTCGTATTGATTAGCTGCAAACGGCAATAACCCGCGACGGGTTGTTGATAAATGTCGGTGCGACCCGATGTGATTGTCAGGTTTGCCAGCGTTAGGCTTGTATATTCGACGCCCTGAATTTTTATGCGCCACTCAGGTGTCCAGATACTCATACTGCGAATGCACCGCTTCCAAGCGTGCCGCGAGCCTGTGAATCATTCAATATATTGATCAATTGTCTTGCAGTAGATTCAGGATCAATTGCGCCATTTATTGTGACATAAGTATTGCCTATTTCTTCATTTTTGCGGAATCTTGCTGGATCAAAAGTGGGAACATCAGAAACAACGGGCAACATTGATTTTTCTTCGCCCATTCTAAATTTGGAAACATCAAACGAATTAGGTGGAATAAGCTTGAAAGCATTTTCCTCAATTACTTTTTCAATTAAGGTTTTTTCAGGTTCTTTTGAACCTGATCCCGAACTTGCTCCCGAACCTGCTCCCGCACCTGCGCCCGCACTTGATCCGTTGCCTGCGCCACCGCTGCCACTTCGTTTTAAGGATTCATCTCTAAAAGTGGCACCTAATGAGCGATCGCCCAAATTTATTCCTGATGTCATTTCACCAATTTTTTGCAATTCCGGAATTTGTTGTCTGCCTGTAACCCTTGCAAATAAATTATAGGCTTTTATTGCGATGTTGATAATATCCACAAAACCATTAATTGCCGAAGCAGCTGCGTCAATTACGAATTTGATAACAGGCGTCAAAACATTAATTGCAATTTTTATTTTATCAACCGCCTGTTGTATCGCTGTCACTAAAACAGTTTTGAAAATTGGCACAAGATATTTATCAATCCACGCCCAAACTTCTTTAAGTGTGTCCAAAATATCTTTGAAATCTTCCCGCTTGTCTTGAATTGTTTTGCCCAAAGTAATAAATGCATCTTTGACAGCGGTGACGATTGGCTCAAAAAAGTCTTTGACATAATTGACGACGCTAGTGAAACTGCCCACAATACTTTCGCCTTTGCCATTAAGAGCTTCGCTAAATTGCGTGAAGACGGGCAAAATGTTGTCGGTGATAAACGTCAATAATTTTTCGAGAATTGGCAAAAGAGCCGCACCGATTGTTTCTTTCGCTTCATCAAATGCGACTTTAATCCGATCAATTCTGCCTTGATAAGTATCAGCGTTCGCCGCAGCTGCTCCACCGTAAAGATCGGTGAGCTGTTGAACTGCGCCTTGATAGGTAAGCGTTTTCGCTTCGGCTGCCGAAATTCCGACATTGAGTCTGGCAAGCGCGTTGGTATTGCCTTCATAAGCTTTTCCAAGCGCATTCGATACAGCTTCCAGCGGTTTTCCTGTGGCTGTGGATATGTCTAATGCTAAAGCTAAGAGTTTCTGCGCTTTTTCTGTATCGCCTGTTGCAACAGCCAACCGCTGCAATGCAGGGCGCAATTTATCGTCGGCGACACCTGTCGCAAGCGATGTTTTGAGTATTTGATCTTCGATAGCTTTAATCTGTGCATCTGTCGCGCCTGTGGCGGTCTCTAAAGCTTTGGCAAGCTTTAATTGCGCTTGCTCATCTTCAATGGCAGCTTTGACGCCATCGATGGCAAGCTTGCCAGCATATGCAACAGCGGCAGCGGCAGCTAAGGCAAAAGCGGCAGCAGCCCTTTTGCCAAATTCCTCAACCTTACCTGCGAAACCGCCAATTTCTTGATCTGCGTCTTGCGTTCCTTTTTTTAAACCATCAAGGTCGGCGTCAAATTGAATCTTGACTTTAGGAATTCCAGCCATTACGCACCGCCTTCCAGCTTTAGACGCCTAACAATATCTTTCACAATTGCAACATAAGCATCAGCCACGGGCTTGATATTTGCATCGACGGTTGGATTGATCCAATAGCCGCGCTTATTGCGACCCTTGACAAATCGGTTGCCCATTATGCGACCCGCATCGTCGGTCGGTCTGCCCGTGCCGCCATATTCTGAGCCCCACAAAAGTGCGCCAGCTGGCGCAGCTTGTCGGTTTCGTGTTTTGCCACGAGTATCGCGCTCGCCGCCGTAGGGTCTGCCGACCTTTTTTGATCCGCCAATATCCACGCGGATCATGCGATCTCTCGGTGTGCTGATTGATTTAGCGACGAGAATTGCCTGCGGCGGTGCTGCCGAAAACGCAGCTGCCACGGACAATTCCCGCGCCAATGATTGTGAAAGCGGTTGCGCTTTGTCGCGCAATTCTTGTGAAGCTTCCTGCGGCAAAAG